TGTTCAACAGTTCTAAAACTTATGCTCAAATTGGAGAAGAACTTTCTACAGAGCAATTGGAAATCACAGAAAAGATGGTTCAAGCCATGTTTAAAGACAATGGTTTTAATCTACGTACTAGAGCACGTAAGAGTAAAGATGCTTGGTACACAATTGTCGACGATGTAACTCCACAACAGTCAACAGCTACATACACTTCTACTCCAGAGACTGAAGAAGAAGTAGAAGTAGAAACTTCCGAGGAGTACGCGTAAGTTAGAACCCCAAAAAACTAAATTTACTTTTAATCCTTAATAGAATAGATGTTCGATTTACCAACAAAGGTTGAAAAATTAGGATCTCAGAATCCTAGACGAATGGTCATATTTGCTCATACTAAAGTGGGTAAAACAGAAGCTTTATCCAAACTGAAAAATGCATTACTAATTGATTTGGAAGAAGGCGCCGAGTTTGTAGAATCAATGAAAATTGATTTTAAGAAGATGCTGAGAGACAATGATACAAATCCAGCAGCAATATTTCAGTTAATTGGTACAAAGCTTCAGGAGTATTACCAAGCAAATAAGAAGTGGCAATATGACTATTTAATTGTAGATACAACTTCAGCATTAGAAGTTTATGCTAGACAGTATGCTACAATTATGTATAAACAAACTCCAATAGGAAAGTCTTTTGGAGGGACAGACGTAGTTTCAGAACTTCCAAATGGTGGAGGTTATGATTGGTTGAGAAAAGCTTTTGAAGCTCTACTTAAACCCCTGGAAGGAAAGTGTAATATTTGCTCAATCCTAGTGAGCCATGTTAAAGATTCTAGTATCAATAAGCAAGGTAAAGACTTAAATGCTAAAGATGTAGCTTTAACTGGTAAACTAAAACAGATTGTATGCGCAAATGCAGATGCCATTGGGTATATGTTTAGAAATCCTCAAAATCTGAATCAAAGTATCTTGAGTTTCAAAACTCATGAACAAGATTTAGCTACTGGAGCTAGACCACCACATCTTTCTAATCAGGAGTTTGTAATTTTGGAACTAACAAATCCAGATTATGCAAGTAAAGGAGAATCAAAAGCATTTGCTAATAATTGGGATAAAATCTTTATATAATGAAACTACATATAGACACTGAAAAAAAGACTGTTATGATGGAAGGAGAAGTTCCAGTATCAACAGTCTTTAACTACTTAATGTCATGGTTTCCAGAAGAATGGGAGCAATGGAAATTTCTTCCATTTGTAGAAACTGTCAAATACAAAGAGGTTATTGTAGAGAAAAGTGTATGGAGAAGTCCATACTGGAATCCTTGGAATCCTGTTATTACATATACTACAGATGGAACAGTATTAAATCTTCAAGGTTCTTTTACCACAAGTAATGGTTCTAATACTCTTACAGTAAATCCTTCTTTTACCAATTCAACTACTGCAACTTTAAACTTTAATAACATACAATAATTTTAATCCATTATGTTTACATCAAAATCAGGAAACTCAGCACAAAGCGGATCTTATCTCAGAACTGGACTGGCCAGTTTTCAACTGTTAGGAGTAAATCCTACAGCAACTCAAATTCAAGAATGGACAGGAAGAGATAATGTCCAGGAACCAAACTATGATCTAAAAGAAGATTATAGTAAGGAACACATGGTACGTCCTTTGACATTCTATATTAAGAATACAGAAGGAGATGTAGCAAGGTATAAACTTGAGATCAGTAAAGATCCTAAAATTACCAAAGGAGGTAATTTTCAAGTATGTACCAGTAATGGAAGTATTGTATGGGCAAAAGCTAAAGGTTCTACAGAGGTAAAACCTGAGTTTGCAGATCATAAACCACTCTGTATTGGTGAGGAAGATCTTATCAATTTTGTTGGCCGTCTTATTAACTTTGATTACAAAGATCCAGATGGAAATTTGTACAAAGAAATGGCTAAGGCTGGAGTTACAATTGAAGCTTTGTACAATGGAGATTACAAAGGTATCAACGCAGTAGGTAAATGGGGTCAGGAGAATAACAAGCATATTATTATGCTTATGACAGTTTCTGAATCTCAAGGTTTAGATAAAGATGGTAACAGTGTAACTAAAACATACCAAGAGATTTGTAATAAATCTGAGACTTGGTTCTCTGGTGAAGTTACAGACTATGCACTTAATAAGTTGGAAAATGCTTATGAGAAGTCATTGGATGTAGCTCCTGGTGCAACACAAGCTTATCCTTTAGTTAAGCACTTGTTTACTTATAAGTATCAAGAGTTTGATCGGGCAGCTTGTGTAAATGCGGTACCATCTAATCCTCAAGCTAGTACAACTGCTACCTGGAACTAAATGTTTACATGAACTCAGGAATTTATAAAATAAGTAATGTTGTAAATGGTAAAATTTATATAGGTGCAACTAAAGATTTTAGAATCAGATGGAACGTTCATAAATCTGATTTAGCTTTAGGTACTCATTGTAATAACCATTTACAACATTCTTATAATAAACACGGTCTTTCAAATTTTAAATTTGACATATTACTACGTTGTGATTTAACAGATCTTGTTCAAATTGAACAGTATTTTTTAGATTTTTATCAACCAGAATATAATATTTTAAAAGTTGCTGGTTTTTCTACAGGTTATAAGCATACAGAAGAATCTAAAAAGAAAATATCTATTGGACATAAAGGAAAGAAACACTCTCTTTTAAGAAAAAGAAAACGTGGTAAGCCTATATTACAAATATGTTCAAAAACAAATGACGTTTTAAATGAATTCTTTACTGTTAGGGAGGCAGGATTAACTATTAATGTTGCACCCGGAACAATATGTGCGGTAGCCAAAGGTAAAAGAAAAACTGCAGGAGGATTTGTTTGGAAATATAAATCTTAGTATGTTTACGACAAAAAAACCGTACCACAAGCAACAAAATGTTCTTAATTCTATCTCACAAGAACAAGTGTTTAGTGAATACTTAGGTATATATCCTTCTCTAAGTGGCCGGTTTAAGAGTCCTTTTAGATCAAATGATAAAGATCCCGGATGCCGTTTCTCATGGTATTCCGGGATTCTTTATTTTGTTGAGAATACAGGATTTAATAATAAGTTATACTGGTCATGTATTGATGTAGTACAGTATGTTAAAAACTGTACTTACAGAGAAGTATTAGAGATATTAGCTAAGAAGTCTCATTTACATACTGGAATTATAAAACAGAATGTAGAAGTATTTATTCCAGAGATTCGATTTGAGAAACAAGATTGGGAAGAACCTAATATGTTCATGTTACCTGGAACAGTCTTAGAATCTGAATTGATATTCAAAGTAAAAAATTACTGGATAAAAAACAAGAAAGGTTGGAATCTAAATTCTATTCATCATCCAAGTAAAACTTTAGTTGTAGCTTATTACTTTCCAGATACAGATCATGTAAAACTTTATTTTCCTGAACAAAAAGAATTTCGTTGGTACTCTAATTGTTCAAGTGAAGACATATTTGGTTGGCATAAAATTAATCATTACCATTCCTATTCTAAAGAATTAGTTATTACTAAATCTGCTAAGGATAGAATAATGTTAGATTACTTTATCAATCTACCAAGTATAGCTCTTCAGAATGAAGGGTGTTTTATACCTCAACATAAGTTGGAAGAATTACAAGAAATGTTTGAAATAATATGGTTCTTGTATGACAATGACATATCAGGTATTCAACAAGCTCAGAAGTTAAGTGAGAAGTATAACTTAAGTTATAAAACAATTGATGTTTTACCAAAGGACACATTTGAAATGATAAAAGAATTTGGAATAGACAATACAAAAAAATTAATACTATGAATCCAGTAACTATGTTAGCTGTACAAAACATCCATCCTAAATGGAAAGTTTTGTTGAATCTCCCACTTATGTCTGGTAAAACTCCAATGACCATTTTAGATGAAACAATTACAAAAATTGTAGATCTTAAAGTAAAGTTATGCCCAGATACTCCAGATAAGATTTTAAGATGTTTACAATTAGATCCTGATTTAATCAAGGTAATTCTGTTGGCTCAGGATCCTTACCCACAACCTGGAATAGCTACTGGATTAGCATTTGCTTGTGAA